GCAAGACCAGGAAAAACTGGCACAATTTCAACGCGCGCTGCCCGCGTCAGTAGGCAGATGCGCTGAGCCGGATATGCGTACTCAAAAATCGGCGCCTTGGCCCTCCTAGTGAGGGCCTTTTTTGTGCCACGGGGTTTGCACATGTTAGCCGATGTCGGTAAAGTGGAAAAGTCCAGCAAAAGCAGCCAGTTAGCCGGACTTTCGTATTTAATATAGCACTAGATAATAGCCTTCCAACTAAGCTGAAACCCGCACCACCACAGGCCTCATCGACTTTCGTAGTTAAATAGCAGCCACCCTGGAGATACCCTGAAAAGAATCGGGGTATTTTTGTGATTGTCTCCTTACTATCTAACTATCTATATATATATCTATATATATATAATAATAATGAATATAATCAACCCCTTACAGTGCGAATGCTTCTCAGTGCGATTGCTACGAAAGTGCTATCTTAAATACGAAAGTCGGGAGACGCCGCTCAACCAATTACGGCCTTTACACGCCTCCCGATGCATAGTATTGTGTGCAGACACCAAGGGGGGCTGGCCATGTATGAGCTGGAGGAAATGAAGAAACGGCTTCGAGGGAGAAATATCTCGGAGCTGTCACGAGAAATCGGACTACATCGAAACACGCTGATCGACATTCGTGATGGGCATTGCGTAGACCCGCGCCTATCAACACTGGTAAAGCTCACCAAGGCGCTGGGGTTGGCAGATGGCGATGATCTATGATGAATTTATTGAGTCAGATATTAGAGTCTTCCCCCTATGGGGAATTACCGCTGATGGATCATGCGGGTGTGGAGACGCAATGTGTCCCGCTGCCGGCAAGCACCCGCGCACAGCTAACTGGCAAAACGCCCCCGAGTGGTCAGAAGACCAGATAGAAGCGATGGAAGAGAGCGGACAATTCGATACCGGATATGGCGTAGTGGTGTCAGGGCTGCTTGTAATCGACGTAGACGAGCGCAACGACGGAGCCGAATCCTACATCAAGCTAGCTGATAGCGTGCCGGGAATCGCCTCCGCTGGCCTTTCTGTACGCACTGGCAGCGGTGGTGAGTCAAAGCACCTGTATTTCCGCATTGAGACACCCTTGGCGCTTGTCCAGCACCTTGCCGACTACCCCGGCATCGACTTTAAGAGCAGCGGCTTTGTGGTGGGACCCGGCAGCCAGCACAAGAGCGGCAACACTTACGACGTGCTGCATGGTGACCCCAGCGATATCGACGCGGCACCCGAAGCCCTGGTAGAGCTATTGCGCAAGCCTGAGCGCCACCGCGCAAACATGGACGGCCAGGCGGTTGACGTTTCCACAGGCGATATTGCCGACATGCTGAGTGCCATCAGCCCCGACATTGGCCACGAGACGTGGATACGCTGCGGAATGGCCGCGCACCATGCGTCAGCTGGTGAGGCGTTGGAGCAATGGGACGAATGGAGTGCCAAAGGTGGAAAATACCCAGGCCGTGGAACTATCGAAAAGCGCTGGCATAGCTTCGGAAAGTCAACCAACCCCGTCACGCTGAGCACACTGGCGCACTATGCGGAAGAAGCCGGCTGGGTTGCGCCGGTTGAGTTTACCAGCGATCTTCACTTCGAGGTGCCAGAGGAAGCGACGCTAGATACCGAAGGCGTTGACTTGCTGCGTCCGCCGGGCTTTGTCGGGACGATAGCGGCGTGGATTAACGGTCGCAACCGCCACCCTCGCGAAACGCTATCTGTTGCTGCGGCGATTGCTACAATATCGAGCATCGCCGGCATGCGCTATATAGACCCCCTGGATGGCATAACGCCCAACGTCTTCCTGTTTGGCGTATCTGGATCTGCAACGGGCAAGGAATCGGTGCTAAAAAGCCATACCGAGCTGTTGCGCGTGGCCGGGCTATCGCCAGCGGTCCACGGTGGATTTAAATCGGAGCAGGAAATCTACCGCAACTTGATACGACACCAAGCGGCGCTATACGTGGTTGACGAATTAGGCGAGGTGTTATCTAAAATATCGAACGCCAGGAAACGCGGCGGCACGTCTACTTACCTCGAAGGAATCATTGGCGCCCTGCTGTCCGTGTACTCCAAAGCCGACGGGCATGCTCTGATAACCGGCGACTTAAAGGCCGAGGTGTCCAAAGCGCTGTACGCCGATATCGCCGCCCTTGAGAAGCGCATGGACAAAGGAGAAAACGAAGGAGACGAGGAAAAGCTGGCGGACATGAAAAAGCGCGTGGCCAACATCGACCAGGGGCTGGAAAACCCCTATTTGTGCATATACGGGCTCACAACGCCAGAGCGTTTTGACGGCATTATGGATCCCGACATGGCGGCAAACGGATTTTTGGGGCGCTCGCTTATTTTCCGCGAGCTGGATGATAACCCGAAGGCCAAAAGCCGAAGTGAATACTCAAAAAAGCCAGTGCCTGACGCCATGGCCGCCACACTACAAAACCTGTACGCACCAGGACGAAGCGAAACGCCCGCGCGTGTGGAGCGCGTTGGCGAAATATCGGAAGTGCAGACAAGACCAGACGCCATTGCCCTGATGGATAAGGTTGGAGAGCACTTCTGGGAGCTGGCAGAGCGTGTAAAAGAAGCCAGCAACTTAACGCCGATACCACGGCGCGGCTATGAGCAAGTGGCCAAAGTAAGCATGCTGCTGGCTATCCCTAGCGGTGTGCGGACGGTGGAGCATGTGCGGTGGGCGCTGGCGTTGGTGAAGCGAGACGTAGACGAAAAGATAAAGCTGGCGCAAAGCAACAACGAAGACAGCAAGGAGGATGCACTTATCGGCAGAATACTGTCGCTGATGACGAAAGAGCACGGTGAGACGATTGGCCGCATCCGAAACAAGTGCCGTGCGTACCGCCCGGAGGACGTGGACAAGTGCGTCAAGCGCCTTGAGGAGGCCAGCATGCTGTCGAGCGAAGACATCAAGCCGGCACGGGGCAGACCATCAACAAAGTATTTTCTTGCTTAGCTATTGCATAGCATGATGTGCAGTAGCATACTGAATGTGCAGCAACGTGAAAGACACCATCCCAATGTGGAGAAAGAAAATGAGCATATTAGACAAAGCAGCCAGCCCAGCAGATCGAGCAGTCATCGCCACTATCACTGGCGAAAGCGGCGTGGGTAAAACTCGCCTTGCAGCAACCTTCCCGAAACCTGTTTTCATCCGTGCGGAAGACGGCATGCAGTCAATTCCAGCAGCGGAGCGCCCCGACGCACTACCCATCATCGAGACGCCCAAAGAACTTTGGGATCAGCTTACTGCGCTTATCCAGGAAGAGCACAAATACCAAACGGTAGTTATCGATAGCGTAACTGCCCTTGAGCGCATGTTTATCCAGCACGTCGTCGATACCGACTCAAAGAAGCCGCAAAGCATAAATCAAGCGATAGGCGGGTATGGCGCGGGTATGCGAGCGGTGGGCGCCATGCATCAGCGAATCCGCAAAGCTGCGGGGCTGTTAAATAGCAGGGGCGTACATATCGTTTTCATCGCACACTCTGACACGACAACCGTGGATCTGCCAGACCAAGACAGCTATACGCGGTACGACCTACGACTCGGAAAGCACAGCGTCCCGTCCTACGTTGACGATGTAGACATGGTGGGCTACCTGAAGCTTGAAACCCACACGCTAGGCGATGGTGAGAGAAAGAAGGCAATCAGTGACGGCACACGGGTATTGGTGACATACACGGCAGCGTCGCAAGTCAGCAAAAACCGATACGGAATCACTGACGATATCGAGGTGACCGAGGGCGTTAACCCGCTGATTGGGCATATTTCAACTCTTGTCTGAGAAAAAACAAGCCCCGCCGGAGGCTTTCCGGCAACCATTTTTTGAATCATGAGGTAATCGATATGTCTTTTTGGGATATTGGCGGCGAGAAGCTAGAAAACGACGGAAACTTTGAAAATGACGGCGGCACGCTGGAGCCTATTCCAGACGGCACTCAAGTGCTGGCACTTATCGACGAAGCAAAGTGGGACGCGTTTGATTACGGCGATGACTACATAAGCCTGCGCTGGACAGTAATGGCGCCAGAGGAATACAAGAACCGCAAGATTTTCCAGAAACTATGGGTACTTGGTAACAATCCACGTCAAACAGACGAAACGAAGCGCGAAGCCCAGGGCGTTAAAGCCAAAAAGATGCTGGCAGCTATCGACCACAACGCTGGCGGAAAGCTGATGGCAAGTGGCGAGACGCCAACGGACGACAACATGGCACGCACGATTACCAACAAACCGATGGTGCTAAAGCTGCGTGTTTGGGAGATGGAAATTAACGGCGAGACGAAAAGCGGCAACTGGATCGCTGCGGTATCGCCGCGTAACAAGTCTCACGAGAAAAAGCAGGAGGCGCCGGCGGTTGTACCAGCTCCTGCACAGGCGAAGCCGGCATCGAAAAAAGCGCCCCCGTGGAAGCAAAGCCATCAGCCAGCGCCTGCTGACGACTTTCCCGACGACTTCGACGACTCTGAAATCCCCTTTTAGAAACAACCGGCCGCCTCCGGGCGGCCTTTAAAGCAACGCTCGATGAGGTGAGAAATGATTAAGCAAGGAACGAAAGCTTGGCTACAGCAGCGGGTCGGCAGGGTAACTGGCTCCAATGTGGGCGCAGTGCTGGGGGTTAATCCGTACAAAACGCCGGACGATGTTATCCGCCAAATGGTTCGGGACTACCACGGTGCCGATCCTGAGTTTAAGGGCAACGCCGCAACTTCCTGGGGCAGCTTCAACGAAGAAGGAGCACAGGCCGAGTACACAATGGAGACGGGCAACGCAGTAGAGGAATGCGGGTTCTTCGCATACGGGGGCTGGCTTGGCGCTAGCCCGGATGGGCTACTAGAAGACGGCGGCGTAATCGAGATTAAGGCACCGTATGGGCAACGAGACAAAAACCCGACGGTATTCAAGACGGCGGAAGAGCAGCCGCATTACTGGGCGCAAATGCAGATAGAAATGTATTGCACCAGTTCCACCTGGTGCCATTTCTACCAGTGGGCGCCTCACGGCAGCCTCTTGGAAACGGTGCATATCGATAACGCCTGGCTGCAGTGGGCGATACCCACCCTTAAAGAGTTCTATGAGCACTTCCTAGAGGAGATTGATAACCCCGACCACTTGGCGCCCAAGCGTCCAGAAATAAACACGCTGCATGCTGAGAAACTGGTATCTGAGTATAGCGAGCTCCAGGACGCTATTGAGCGCGCCACGCAAAGGAAAAAAGAGATCCTGGACAGCCTGATTTTGTTAGCAGGTGAAAAGAACGCTGACATATGCGGCAAGAAATTGACGTTGGTGAAATCTCAAGGAAGGGTAAACTACAAAAAAATGACTAAAACACTGAATCCAAACGCTGACACTCAACCTTACATCAGTTATACTAACCCCTACTGGAGGATTTCTTGAGGGATTTATTATCAAAACTTCTACTAGATCGTTTTACGTTTATGTGCATAAGAAAAAGAGCACAGGGGAGATATTTTACGTTGGAAAGGGTTCTGGATATAGGGCTTACTGCCCAAGCATAAGAAACAAATATTGGGACTCTGTTCGCAGTAAGTATGGATATGATGTTCATATAGAGAAAGCAGGGATGACAGAGGATGACGCTTACCATGAGGAAAGAGTTCTTATAAAAAATCTTCTTAATTCTGGTGTTAAGCTTACAAATTTAACAGACGGGGGAATTGGCGGGAAAAGCAAAAAAGTATACTGCTCAAATGGAGAAATGTTTGACAGCGTATCAATTGCGGCCCTCGCTATGGTTGGCAGTATTGGCAGTATTGACAGTATTGACAGCGCAAGATCAAACATAAGCTCGTGCGCAAGAGGAAAATCTCTTTCCTTCATGGGTAAGGCTTGGTGTTTCAACGGGGTGCCAGATGCGCCAGATGGCAGGCTAATTGCAAACAGGAAGGCGTATGGAGTTAGTATTTACAAAGAAGGCGGATCTGTTTTTTTGAGTTTCACAGATGCGATAGACCATCTAAGGTCACAGGGTTTTGATTGTTCAGTCACCGGTTTACGGGGGGCAATAAGAGACGGCAGAAGGTATCTGGGCAAGAGGTGGTCGTTAAGTCCAGAGTTTGACGAAGAGGGTAACGTGAAAAGCAAAAGCGACCAATGGAGAGACAACCTAGGAAGAAGGGTTGCAGGCTCGTCTGGCGTATGTTTTTTATCTGTTGCCGATGCAGCTGACTATGTTGCAGAAAATGGGAATCCTGTAAACGCTAGAGCAAACATATCTAGAGCAGCAAGAGATGTCGGAAGATGTGCTTATGGGCAAACGTGGTCTTATGACTGCTCTAAAACACCTGAGTTTGTAAGCCCATCAAAAAAGATGTCTGAGGCAAAGAGAAAGTCAGTAAGAAACGAAAAAGGCGATGTTTTTTCAAGCTTGACAGGAGCAGCAAAAGAAATGAAGAGCATGGGTGTTTTAGGCTGCTCAAGGAGTAACATTCTGAGGTCTATAAAAAGCAATAACAAAAAAAAAGCGGGCGACATGATGTGGGAGTACATATAAATGTACACTCCAAGACCATACCAAACCGCGGCCCACGACGCTGTGATGAACTGGTGGAGGCATACTACAAGCCCTTGCGTTGTAGAGGCCGCAACTGCAGCAGGAAAGTCGGTAATCATAGCAATGCTTGCCGAGTCATTGCACAAAATAAGTAAAGGGAAGCGCGTACCGCATGTTGACGCTTAGGCCCTACCAGCAAGAGGCAGCAGACGCGGCCTTAGCGTGGGTGCGAAAAAGCACCGACCCGTGCATTATCCACGCGCCAACGGGAGCTGGAAAGTCGCTGGTGATAGCGGAAATAGCCCGCGTTCTGCACGACATCAGTGGCGGAAAGAAGGTGTTGGTAACGGCCCCAGTTGCCGAGCTGGTAGTGCAGGACGCCGAAAAGTACGCCGCCATAGGCGGCAAGGCCAGCATTATGAGCGCCAGCGCTGGCAGTGTTTGCATGAGACACCCGGTAGTTTTCGGGACGCCCGGCACCGTTAAAAACAGGGTGCGCCGCTTCGGTGCCGACTTTTGCGCCATCATCCTCGACGAAGCCCACCGCATCACCCCGCAGATAAAAAGCATCATCAGCAACATGCGAGAAAAAAACCCCAACCTGCGCGTGATTGGTCTATCGGCGACTCCTTACCGCATGGGGGACGGCTATATATACGCGATGGACGAGAGCGGCAAGCCGATGGGAGAGCACGCCAGCCGTGACCCGTACTTCACAGCGCGGGTTTACACGATAAGCGAGCGCTATCTTATCGAGAAAGGATTCCTAACCGAGCCGGTGGTGGGTGCCATTGGTGCCGACGGGTACGAAACAAGCACGATGGCACTAAACAGCCGCGGACAATTCGATGTCGCCGATGTGGATCGCGCATACCACGGGCACGGGCGGAAGACCGCGCACATTGTGGCGGACGTGGTGGCTAAGTCGCGCGACCGGCAAGGCGTCATGCTGTTTGCTGCCACTATTCAGCACGCCGAGGAAATCATGGCCAGCCTTCCGCCGGGGCTATCCGCCCTGGTGACGGGGAAAACCAAGGCCAGCGAGCGCGCCGGTGTAATATCTAGGTTTAAGGCCAAGGAGCTGAAATACTTGGTTAACGTCTCGGTGCTCACTACTGGCTTTGACGCGCCACACGTCGACGTTATAGCGCTATTGCGAGCCACCGAGTCGGTTAGCTTGCTGCAGCAGATAGTCGGGCGCGGGCTTCGCATAGATGACGACAAGGAGTCGTGCTTGGTTTTGGACTATGCCGAAAACATAAAGCGACACTGTCCAGACTTCGACATATTCAACCCTACCATTAAAGCGTCATTCAGGGGGGCGGATGCAGAAATGCTAGAGGCAGAGTGCCCGGAATGCCACGCCATCAATGAGTTTAGCGCGCGAAAGAATGACGACGACTTCGAGGTTGACCAGTGTGGCTACTTTCTCGACCTTGCCGGCAACCGGGTGGTGACGGAATATGGCCCAATGCCTGCTCACTACGGCAGACGCTGCACGGGATTGGTTAAGCGCGGCGCAACCTATGATCAATGCGTGTACCGCTGGACGTGCAAGGAGTGCCCTCACTGTGACGCGGATAATGATATAGCCGCCCGGCACTGCGTGTCGTGCAAAGGCGAGCTTATCGACCCAGCGGAAAAGCTAAGCATCGAGTTCAGGGCGTTCAAGAAAGACCCGACGCGTATCCAAACCGACCGCGTGGTGGATTGGCAGCACAAGCCCACCATGACGCGGAAGGGTAACGAGTGCCGCCTTGTGACGTTTACGACGGAGTACCGCTCGTTTACCGTCTGGTATCACCCCTATATAAAAGGCGGGCGCCTACGCTCGGCGTGGATACAGCTTTGCGACGCCACCGGCAACCTGGAGAGAATGCCGGTAACGGTAACGTACCGCAAAGACGGGGAAAGTGGGTTTTATGAAACACATGCGTTCGGAGAGGCCATAGATGCGATTCACGAATGATATAGCAGTTTTTGGCAACCGTTATTTTCGCGGTAAATGCCCGCGAGAATCCGTTGAGCAGGTAACGCTGTTCGCAGAGATACGCCGGCGGTGGCCGGATACCATCGGTGCCATCGCTATCCACCCGAGGAATGAACAGCAGCTCAGGGGCGGGCAGTTTTCGACAATGGCGAGAAGCAAAGCGGAAGGAATGCAAAAAGGCGCACCAGACTGCGTGATTCCCGGAAGCCCCGCCCTGCTTATTGAGCTGAAGCGTCGTGACCATACCAAGAGCAAATGGCAGGATGGGCAGCAAGAATACCTGCGCGCAGCCCAGGTATGTGGTGCCACTGTGTGCGTAGCGCTGGGCTGGGAGGGCGCCATGCTGGCGATTGAGGAATGGCATGCTGGCAGAGGTTGATTTATACCGGCACTGCGCCGTGGATCTCGAGGACTGGGATTTTCTGAGGGGGCTTACCCACCGCGCACCGGCGGATGTCCTGCCTGCAATATTTTGCGCCTACCTGGCAACGTGGCGCCACGCCGCCATGCTTGAGCCATCGCCCGCGCGTAAGGAAAACGCTGGGCGGTATGCGGGAAACTGCCGGATGCGGGTGGATGCAGCAAAGATGGAGCGCGGCGATAAGGACACCATGCGTATCTACGCCCGCCTGGTGCGAGAAGGCCCAAGGGTGGCGTGCGCCACATGCCAGCACTGCGACACGGTAGGGGAGTGTCGCAAAGGATTGCCAATGGTAGGCAGCGAATGCCCTGAGTGGCGGGCCGACTTCAAGTAGCAGTATTTACCAGGCATGGAAGCAATGGTATGATGTATTAGCAAAATCCGCGTGAACCCTCGCCCACTCGGGCGGGGAGGTAAGCGGGGGCCGCGCAAGCGGCCCTATTCTGGCGTCTTCTGCCCCTGAACATAGGCTTTAAGCATTTCGATAGTGGCGCCGCCTGCACTACAGGCAAAGTACGACCGGGACCACAGCGCAGCGCTATTGCTCAAGCGTGGGATATGGGCGTTCAAGAAACGCACCCGACGGGATGAGGTGGATTTCAAGTTGTTCACCAGTACGCTGATTGACATCTTCGGCGGATATTCCACCAGTAGGTGGACGTGATCCTCTTCCCCATCGAACTCAAGAACGTGGCAATCGAGCTTTTCGCAGGCCGAGTTAAACGCCTCACGCAATTGCCCGATCATGTAACCGTCGAACACCTTGCGACGATATTTCGTCGTAAAGACAAGATGGACAACCAGCCGCGTGACACTGTGCCTGCCACGCCGGTAGTTTTCTTGCACACTCACTTGCTTTTCTCCGTTCGAGACCTTAATCTATAGGCATTGTAGCAGGGAACACTGACATGCTGAAGGCCACCAAGATACGCATCTATCCCACGACCGAACAGGCGGATTTCTTGAACCGCCAGTTCGGCGCGGTGCGTTTCTGCTACAATACCGGCCTTCGCATCATGTCCCATCGCTACAAGCGTCACGGCCAGTCGTTGAGCGCCAAGCACGACCTCAAGAAGCTACTTCCTGTCGCCAAGAAGTCCCGCAAGTATGGGTGGCTGAAGGAGGCAGATTCCATGGCCCTCCAGCAGTCGTGTATCAATCTCGACCAAGCCTTCCAGCGCTTCTTTGATCCCAAGCAAAAGGCGGGCTACCCACGTTTCAAAAGCAAGCGTGGCAAGCAGTCCAGCTACCATTGCGTTGGGATCAAGACCGGTAACGACTGGATCAAGGTACCCAAGCTCGGGCCGATCAAGGCCAAAGTGCATCGGCCTGTGGGCGGCACGCTCAAGAGCATCACGCTGTCACGCACTGTCTCCGGAAAGCACTACGCCTCGTTGCTCTACGAGACAGAGCAGGCCGCGCCCGCGCTGTTGAAGGATGTCGACGCTGCCGGTGTCATCGGCCTCGACATGGGTCTCTCTCACCTCGTCATCGACTCCAACGGGAACAAGATCGCCAATCCGCGATTCCTCAAGCAAGCGCAAAGGAACCTCAAGCGCAAACAGCAGGCGTTGTCTCGTACCAAGAAGGGCAGCGCTAACCGGAGCAAGGCCCGATTGCTCGTCGCCAAGGCTCACGAGCGGGTGGCCAACGCCCGCAACGACCTCCAGCACAAACTGTCTCGGCAGATCGTTGACGACAACCAAGCGGTGATCGTCGAGACGCTTAAGGTCAAAAACATGATGAAAAATGACAAGCTCGCCAAGCACATCGGCGACGCATCATGGCACGCCTTGACCACCAAACTGGGATACAAGACCAAGGAGCAGGGCAAGCATCTGGTCAAGATCGACCAGTGGTTCGCAAGCTCCAAGACTTGCCATGTCTGCCAGCACAAGATGGACGCCATGCCGTTGAACATCCGGGCGTGGGAGTGTCCCGCCTGTCATACACTCCACGACCGGGACATCAACGCCGCGCTGAACATCAAGCATCAAGGCATCTTGAAGTTGAAGGCGGAAGGGCTGTCCGTCTCTGCCCATCGAGGCTCGCGTAAGTCCGGCATGTCGCCGGTTGCTGCCTGAGAAGTGGGAAGCCTCGCCCGTTAGGGCGGGGAGCAGTCACCACATACATACCAAGAGGTGGAAAGAGATGCTGAAGAAGCGGAAAAAGATGGCGACGTTCCGACTGCCAGAGTGGGTGCTGGCGAGGTTGCGCAGCCTGGACAACGGAAAATCTCAGGCAAAGAACATCGAGGATGCGCTTGTTGCGATTCACGAGTGGGAGAGGCCCCGTGACAACAAAGATGCCAACTGAGCACGCCGAGCCAGCATG